AAATCATATGTTGATGGTAATACAGGTACTATATCCCAAAGTGGTTCAGGAGCTCATAACGCAAACATAACCCTAACAGGAACATACTCAACTAACATAAATCTAACTCAACAAAGTAATAGCGTACAAAACTATACACTAACTCAAAGTTGTCAAACAGCAGGTGGTTGTAATATATCAGTCACACAAAACTAGATGTATACTTGGAAAACAGTATTAGTAACTATACTAGCTCTCTTTGCACTTAAGATATGGAACCCATATTTTATAGAGAACATATCATGGTCATGGTTCGATTACTTACACCAACAACAGGAAGAATTCTATGTCGATAACATCATTCTCGTCGACATTGACGAAAAATCTCTTGAAACTTACGGACAGTATCCTATTCGTCGTGGGATTTATCGTGACTTGCTTCTTAATACCCATTATAGCAACACTCATATTTTTGGTATGCTATTTTCAAAACCCGATAGAGACCCAACACAAGACGCGGTATTCGCAGAAGGATTAGTAAACCGTCTCACAATACTCGGAGCTGCTCCAACCTCACAAACTCAAAAAGGTTCTGCACCATTTGTTGGTAACTCAACGTTTGGGGGTGGGGAACCTAAAGATTTTCTATGGAACTTCGATGGGATTGTTAGTCCGATTGAAATTTTGATGAGTAACACCTATGGAGTTGGAGTTGTGACGGCTACCCCAGCGGTCACTGGAACACCCAATTTTGACGGTACCACGCGGTCTGTACCACTATTGGTTACGGCAAACGGTGAAGTGTACCCCTCACTAATGTTAGAAGCTTTAAGAGCCCTTAGAGAACAACCAAGTTATCAAACTAGAATCACACCCGAGACTGGAGTGGAGTGGGTTCGGATGGGAAGAGACAAACCGATAACCACCACTCCAACCAGTGACGTAATGATATCCTATTGGAACACTTTCCAAAGGATTTCTGCTGTAGACTTACCCGATTCTAATGTTGAGAATAAAATACTTGTATGGGGTCTAACCGCAGAGGGTTTGAATAATCCAGTTTCAACCCCAAGGGGTGTAATGTATCCCCACGAAGTGCAAGCGAACCTGCTTCAAACCGTTTTGACAGGAGTTCAAATACAACAATCCTACTATCTTGAATCACTAGAGACTGCTCTTCTTCTGATAGTTTTGCTAATGATACTTGCGATGGTTTACAAGCTTCCCACAGTTCTTTCGGGGACAGGGTTTCTATTACTTGTAGTATGCCAGATTGGCGGGAGTTATTATATTTGGACTTCAGAGCTCGTTCTTTTCGATACCTTCTTTTCATCGTTGGCCTCCTTAGTAGTTTTCGGTCATGCTTCGTTTAACAAATACTATGTGACTTTCCAAGAAAAGCAACAAATCAAGAAGCAGTTCCAAAAGTATTTATCTCCCGACATGATTGAAGAGCTACAAAAAGACCCCTCTAAATTACGATTAGGTGGAGACAGAAAGGAACTTTCATTCCTCTTCGCAGACATCGTAGGATTCACTCCAATCAGTGAAGCTTACATGAAAAACGATGACCCCGAGGGATTAGTCCTACTCATCAATAGATTCCTCGATGGTATGACTAAGATAGTAATCAAGAACGGTGGAACCGTCGACAAATATATGGGCGATTGTCTAATGGCATTTTGGAATGCTCCTTTGGATTGTCCGAACCATGCAGAGATGGCTATCAGAACTGCAATGGAAATAGAGATACTTACTGAACAGATGAATAAGGATATTGTAGAGGAAGGATTAGACCTACCACCAGTTGTAATCGGCACAGGGGTCAACACAGGCCCATGTATCGTAGGTAATATGGGGTCAGAACTTAGGTTCGATTACTCAGTGGTCGGTGATGCAGTCAACCTTGCAGCCAGACTTGAAGTTCAGACTAGACAATACGATACTCCAATTCTATTCTCAGAGTTTACCAAAGACCAAATCGATATTGACTGGAAGTTCATCGACGAAATCAAGGTTAAAGGTAAGGAGATACCAGTCAAAATCTATGCACCATTATTCGATGGTAAAACTAGATTACTTAAAAAGACTTGAAGTTTTTAAATTCGTCCCCATATATGCTATAAATACTATTGTAATGCCCATTAGGGGTTACATAACATAACTTGCTTAATAAAGGAGAAACACTATGACAAGTAAACAGCTCGGAGATTTCGACATCTTCAATTTCGGGAAAGAATTCCCATTCGCAATCGGGTTCGACAGAACTCTTCAACTATTAGAACGTGCCAATCAGTCACCGACTAATACAAACTATCCACCTTACAATATTGTAAAACACGATGCAGAGAACTTCAGTATCGAACTTGCACTGGCTGGATTTGATAAGAAAGATATCACAATCTCAAAAGAGAAAAATGTACTTCTTATCGAAGGTAAACAAAAGGGTGGAGAAGAACTTGAGTATGTCCATAGAGGACTTGCATCTCGTTCATTCAAAAGAACATTCACACTTGCAGACGACATTGTCGTTAAAGGTGCAGACATGAAGAATGGTATTTTGAGTGTGTCTTTAGAAAGGATTATACCCGAAGAAGATAAACCTCAAGAAATCAAAATTTCTTAAGAAACCCCCTTGAAAGATATACTCATTGATGTTACAATGGGTGTATCTATTTATTATGGAGTATAGATTATGACAGAAGTAACAATGGGATTAGAAATTATCGAAGGGACTACAACAGTTCCCGAAGTAATTATACCTCAGAGAATTGACGGTGAGTTTGTATCACTAGACACTAAAGAACAGTTTGCTGGTAAAAGAGTAATCATATTTGGATTGCCTGGCGCATTCACACCAACATGTTCTACACAACAACTGCCTGGCTTTGAAGAGAAATTCGAAGAGTTCAGAGCAAAAGGAATCGATGAGATTTATTGTGTTTCAGTTAACGATACATTCGTTATGAACACATGGTTTGAATCATTAGGTATCAAGAATGTGTACCCACTACCCGATGGTAATGGTGAGTTCACACATTTGATTGGTGCAGAATGTTCTAAATCAAATCTTGGTTTCGGATATAGGTCTTGGAGATATGCAGTCGTTGTTAACGATGGTGTAATTGAAAAAGCATTCATTGAAGAAGGATACACTGATAATGCAGAGTCCGACCCTTATGAAGTTTCAAGCCCTGAAAATATATTGAAAAATCTTTAGAAATCGCCTTGACAGAGTTGTGCTAAATATAGTATAATGGAGTCTATGATGAGTGATAATAAATATTTTCAATACAACCTAGAAGACCTTCACCGTAACAGTGAAAGTAAACAGTTTAATTACATTACTTTCTTTGCTGGTGGTGGGGGTTCTTCATGTGGTTACAAACTAGCAGGTGGTGACGTTCGTTACATGAACGAGTTCCAACAGTTACATGTTGACACCTACCTAGAAAACTTCCCTAACACAGTACACGAATGTAGAGACATCAAAGAAGTCACTGCAGAAGGTATCATGGAGCTTAGTGGACTTAAGAAATACGAATTAGATATCATGGATGGGTCACCACCTTGTCCACCATTTTCTATGGCAGGTTCCAAGAAAGAAGGTTGGAACAAAGAGAAGATGGCTTATGGTATGAAGCAACAGAACATTGAAGACCTTACATGGGAAATGATTAGGATTGCCGAAGGGTTAATGCCTAAAGTTATAATATGTGAGAACGTGAAGGGTCTTTCAATGGACTATGCAAGAGACCATCTAAACAGGATGGTAAACGACTTCGAAGCACTAGGATACTCAGTGACTTGGAAAGTTATGAAGGGACATCAGCATGGTGTACCTCAGAAGAGAGAAAGAGTATTCATGGTTGGTGTACGTGATGATGTACTAGAAGGAATTGGAATGCCTTGGATGTGCATGTCTTCAGTTTTCCCCGACCCAGTAAAAGAATTTGCATCCATTGAAGATGCAATTCACGATTTAGAAACAGACGAACAGAACATTATTGATGCAGCTTATTTAGAAACTGCAATGGATGAATCTTCCAAAGGACATTGGGTAAATGGATTTGATGTACACCCAAAGGAAGAATTTGCAGAGTGTACTCCATGTCTTGGACTCACCCCTGTACTTAAAGAAAGAGAGAACCAAGCATATACATCTATCGGAGACCATATCGTAAAACCATGGTTCCAAGAGAACATTAGACTTGGACATATCAAACCCGAAGATGAGAAACATTCTTACTACATGTCAAGAATCGTTCCTAAACATCTTCCAGCTCATTCATTGACTGAAGCAGGGTGTCAACCAAAGTTTATGGGTGGTAATCATTTCCACCATGGTGGTAAAAGAATTTATACACCTCAAGAAATGGTAAGGATAATGACTTTACCTAATGATTATAAAATGACAGGTGATTACGACGACAAGGGAGCAAGAATCGGATTGATGGTTGCACCACTTTGTTTATACTACCTCGTTCAAAGCATAAAAGGACAAATAATAGAACCATGGAATTCACTGCAACAAAAGACTTAGGGTTTAAAGAAACCTTCAAAGAGTGGAACGGTAAATATCTTACCGAAGATTCCTATGATACTGTTATATCATCTATCGAATATGATGGTGATGTTATCAAAATCTATAAACCACATGGTACTCTTATGGGTGAAACCTTACTTGCATGTATTGTAAAGAATGCATACAAAGGTAAGACTTACCAAACAGTTAAAGATACTTTGTTCTCTATCGATGATACATCTACAATGAGAGCAAATGCAGCCGGGCCTATCGACCACGAAGATATGAAGGCAAAAGGATTAATCGAAGGTAAGGACTATGTCCTAAGAACACCTAACAGTTATTACCCACTAAAGAAGAATGGTGAGTTCAATCGTATTGCAGAAGCAAACGAGATTCATTCAGTTCTAATCGGGTATAAACGTGGCAGATTCACAGGAATGATTAAGGCAAGTGGTTGGATGCAAAAGAAATCTAACGCAGAAAAGTTTGAAACCTTATCACAGATTGCAAACGTCAATGAAGAAGCATTGAAGAGTGCAGTTCCCGAAGTATACAACTTACAAAAAACTTTTGCAGATGAGTGTATAGATGAGAAGTATCACATTGGTGGTTCACCGATGACAGCGTTATCTGCAAACAAGTATTCAACTGGTGGCACTGTAAAGATGTCTGCACATTTGGATGGTAAAGATTTAGAGTTCGGAATGACAACTATGTGTGTCTTCCGTATTGGAGAATTTGGGGGTGCATACTTATGTTTCCCTAGATATGGTATTGCTATTGAAGCAGATGATGGAGACGTACTGATTGCAGATTCAAATGAATTGCACGGTGTTACCCCTATCACTGGTGAAGGAGTAAGGTTATCATGTGTTGCATATTGTGATGAACATGTTGCAACTAAAGGAAGAGCTGGAAAGACAGAGAACCCTATCGGCCCTCATGCTGGAAAGTATGAAGACAAAGGTTCACTGGACAGTTTCTTTTAGACCTAAATAATAGTGGAGTTACACTTGAAATAAAAAAGAGACCCTTTTTTATGGGTGTCGTTCCAAACTAACGACTATGGAGAACAACTATGTCAAACAATAATCAAATCCTATTCGACGTGAATAGGTCACTCAAAGAGTGTAAACCAAAGTATCCTAAAGGTGTAAACTTCACCACTAGGAAACTAATCCCACTTGAAGATATCATACATTCTGTAAAGAAAGGCCCATCTTTAAACATTAGAGTCTACAACCATTTAAGAGCAAACGTTCTTAAGTTAGTAGATTCATTTCAAAACCTAGGTTGGGTCTATTCAGAACCACCATTGGTAGTCGAACTTGGTGCAGATGAAAAGTACTATCTGAAAGCAGGTTTCAATAGACTAGAAGCATTTACAGAACTTGAGCAAACTATGGTCATAGTAGATGTTGTAACTTTTGATACACCAGCTAATGAAATCATGTTTATGATTCAATCCAATGAATGTCATTTACCAGCACAGGATAATGATGACAAAGACTATGTTAAAGCTTTAAAGATACTTGTAGCCCAAGGTTCTTGTACAAGAGATAACACTTCTTATTTGAAGGATAGATTAAAAGATATGACCCCAACAAAGTCACCAGCACAAAGGACTGCAATCTTTAATAGATTTAGGTCAAGTCTTTCTGTATTTGAAAATGTGATAGATGTAGACGCTGGAGTTGCAAACAGGATTCTTGCTGAGAATCAATTCCCATCGAAAGGGTATGTTCTTGACTTACAGCAGATAGGTTTTGCAAGACCAAATGGGGACTTTGGAACTAAAATAAAACAGATGATAGATTTGTATGATACGTACTTAGTACCAGTTCAAATCTATGGTTACATTTTAAATGTAGACCCTTCAAAAATTGCAGACCAAAGAAGTAACTGGATGGATTCTTTTGACAGAACTATGTTGTGGGTAACCCAGCATCTTAATAGAAAGTATCATCACATCTTTGAATTCAGAGGATTCATAGGTCAGATTACTACAGCAGACCCTCTTAATGATGGTCTTCCACTGGAAGATGTGGTAGTCAACTTGGACGGTAGTTCAGTATGATTATCATGGTTGGTGGAGTTCCATGTTCGGGAAAGTCAACTCTCATGAGAAGACTTATCTCTAGGTTAGATGAACCCAACCTAATTGAACCGATGAAACTATTTAAGTGCCAAGAACATGGTGACATATTAGTAGTCGGTCAATATCCCGAGGGAGAGACATTCGGTGGAACTGATAAGCTCTCTCACGGTTCTATACCACAATTTAGAGAATTCATTGAGTGGGCAAACATTGCCTACAAACATGTTCTAATAGAAGGTGATAGATACTTTAGAGGAGTAGACATAGAATGGTTAATGCAAAATCACGAAGCATTAGTTTACGTTCTAACAGTAGACATAACCGAAGAACACAATCGTCACGCAGAACGTGGAGACACACAATCAGAAGTATGGCTGAAGGGAAGACGAACACAGATAAATAACATACTAACAAACATGAATCTTTTAGGACAACTAAATATACATGATAACAATTCTATACATGATTCTATGAGAATCGAAGAGGAAATACATGCCAAAATTATTCGATAACAAAGTCTACATGGTAGTCGAGAATCCAAGTGAAAACGACGCTGCTATCGAGATGACAGGTGGAGAATGGGACGGACTTGTATACCAATATGGTAAGTTACAATTCGAAGATGGAAAACCCAACATTAATTTCCAAAGAACTATAAGAAGGTTCCCTCACGGTCAACAAAAGACAGATATTGGACTTGAGGAACTCCTAAATAATAGTGAATTAAACGACCTCATGGGTGACATTTTGATGGAACTCGTGGATGAACAATTGAAAAGGGAACAGGAACAGGATGAATAAAGAAATATTAAAAGAACAAATTAAAAGACATGAAGGTGAAGTCCTTGAAGTCTATGCAGACTCATTAGGTTATCTAACACTAGGTGTTGGTCATCTTATTAAAGATGGTGATGCAGAACAAGGTAAACCAGCTGGAACTCCAGTTAGTCAATCAACAGTAGATGCGTATTACGAATCTGATTTTGACAAGCATGTAGATGAAACTATCCATGTATTTGAATCAAAAGGTGGGAAGGACTTCTATAGTCTACCCGAAGCAATACAACACGTATTGGTTAACATGACATTCAACTTAGGTGGAAGTCGTTTTGGTAAATTTAACAACATGTGGAAAGCAGTTGTATCGGAGAATTGGGAAGGAATGGCTGTTGAGATGGAAGACTCTCGATGGTTTAAACAAGTTGGGAGACGTTCTCTCGAATTACAGGAGCAAGTAAGAAGTGTCTGAAATTATAAAGTGTTTACGTCTAGAAAATGGCGATGTTGTAATAGGTTTAGTTTCCGAAAACGTAACTAGTTATACAGTAAAAGAAGCACACGCATGTATCGTAGAATTAAAGGGAACCAATATGGAAGTAGGTCTTGCACCATGGATACCTTATGCAAAGGATTATACCTTTAACATTAAAAAAGTCAGAGTAGTAGCTGCATTTGAACCAAGACCAAATCTTGCACAAAATTTCAAGGTTTTAACAGGCAATAAGTAGAATGGCAGATATATTAAGAGCATTAGAAAAGAAGTACCAAGGTGATATTGCAGTTCATACTGCAAACATCTCAGTCTATCAGCAAAACCCAGTCGGTATCGGAGAACATCCCGATGTCGTTGGTGCTGTTGATGAATTGGTCGCTAACTTAGCCGATGCACAGGACAAACTCAAAGCAGTAAAAGAATTACTGAATCCCTCTAGAAATACACTTGTAGAATAATCCTTTTTCTGTTATAATAACAGTATGGATTTTTATACAAACGTATGTCGTACACGCGACAAGATACTCGTAAAGGGTTACCAAGGTAAGAAACAGGTGCAAATGTCTGTGGATTACCGTCCAACTCATTACGTCCCGACTAAAAAGGACTCTGCATTCAAGTCATTGGATGGTAGAAACCTAGAACCAGTGAACCTAAATTCAATGGGTGGTGCAAGGAAGTTCCGAGAGAAGTTCGCAGGAACTGCTGGAATGGACATTCATGGTTATGATAGATATATCTACACCTACATTGCCGACAAGTTTCAAGGTGACATCAAATACGACCCCAAAGTAATCAAGATTGCAACACTCGACATTGAGTGTGAATGTGAAGATGGGTTCCCCGAACCTATGCAAGCTTTGGAAAAGGTCAATGCAATAACAATCAAACCCTTCAGATTCATGGCACATACTTTTGGTATCGGCCCATGGGATGAAAAACCAGCGAATGTGACTTATCATGAAGCACAGGATGAAAAAGACTTACTTGAACAGTTTATCAAGTACTGGAGAAAAGAGAAGTTCGATATCATCACAGGTTGGAATGTTAATACTTTTGACATTACTTATTTGTGTAATCGTGTGGACAGAGTCTTTGGTACAGAATCACACAAAAAGTTCTCACCATGGAACATGTGCGATGTCAGAGAATTCAAAACCAATTGGGGTTCTCA